TGAGCGCCACGCTGGCGTCCGAGTCGGTCGGGGCTTACAGCTACAGCATGCGGCGCACCAGCGGCGCAGGGCTGAATGCTGCTCTGCTCGATGCGGGTATGGCTACCGCGCTCGCAGACTTCAGGCGCAAGCAAGGCACGATTGCGATACGGATATGACAGTTAACGAGATCAATCCGGGCGGAGTACCTACGCATCAGTTTCCGTATGCGCAGACGCTCATTCTGCTGCGTCGTGTGCTGGCCGAGCCTGACGCCTACGGCAACGACACGTATACCGATGTTTCGGTGCAGGTGCACGGCTGCGTCGTGCAGCCCGCGGGCAGTTCTGAGGTCGTCAATTTCACAGACCAGGTAAGCACCGACATCACCGTGTTCATTCCGTACGGCACGGAGGTCGGTCCGCTGGATGCGCTTGTGGTCAATGGCACCACGTACGAGATCCAGGGCATTCCGCAGCAATGGCGCTCGCCTTTCTCGGGGCATACCAGCCCGCTACAGGTGCGCGCTTCAATTGTGACGGGAGCATCGGTGTAATGGCAGATTTCAAGCCGGACCATCGTGGTGTCGGCAATATGCTCCAGGCGGAATTCATGGAGCGTGCCATGGTGCGCGTCGCAGAGGAGATAAAGGGTCGTGCTGAAGCAATGGCTCCTGTCGGCCATCCGCCACGGGATAAGCATCCAGGTCGATACAAAGCATCATTCCATATTCGTAGTCATAGACACGGTGGTGCTCCCGGTCGCTACGGAGCCCATCGGGCGGAAGCCATTGTCTATAACGATGCGCCGGAAGCGGTATTTGTCGAGTATGGTGCCAGAAGCAAAGAGGGAGAAAGAGTTCTAGCCCGCGCTGCATTCAGGAGACTATGATGGCCATGCCTGTTCCGGTATTCCCGGATGCCGAGAATGCCGTGCTGTATGCGCTGGTTCCGCTTGAGCCGGACATTCGTTTCTGCACGGTGCTGCCCGCGGAATTCACTGGCATTGTCTGTCGGGTGCACCGCATCTCGGGGTCTAACCGTAACATCGGCGTTGACAGGCCAATTATTGATATCGACGTATTCGGTCCGACAAGTGAAGCTGGCTCAGTTTCAAATGCAGCCAGGGACATACAATCCGACTTGCTGTCGCTCATGGGCAAGCAGGTTATGAATGGAGTGATACAGCACGTAACGACAACTGTAGGACCACGACAGCTACCGGAGGCAAACCCGAATCTAGTGCGCTATGCAGCCACTTACGAAATGTCAGTTCATCCCTGAAGGGAAAGGTAATGCCGACCAAAGAACAGATCACAGAGACCGACACTGATGGTGGCGGGATCATCCAGTTCGCTGCCGGACCGGGCAAGCAGAAGAACAATCAGCTTCTCTACGCAGCCGGAGATGTCATCGTATGGCTGGCCGCGCAGAACACGGCCGGACCAGTTACCGGCTTCGAGGACATCACCACGCTCACGGGCTATTACTGCTGCGGCTGGGTCGACACGTCGGGCTACATTTTCAAGCTCGACGAAACGACCAAGGACATTCCGGCCGCGGGCACGCTGACGCCGATTCGCACCATTCTCACTGGCGGCAGTAAGAGCGTGCAGCAGACATTCCTGGAAGGGCAGAACCCTTACGCGAGGTCGCTGTACGACGATGTACCCATCTTCCCCATCGCGTCGTCTCCGCTCAAGCCCTCGGGCACTGCACCGTACATCGCCACGTACACGATCCCTGATCCGCCGGCGGACAACCGTTACGCCATGATCTGGGATTCCATCGACGGCACAAAGGCCATGCGCCTCTATGCCCCGAACGTGAAGGTGACTGCCCGCGGCAACGACCAGGTCCAGCAAGGTGACGTGGAATCGTTCGACATCACCGTCACCATGTATCCGGGCAACGTGGCCGGTTCTATCTACGTGGCCAAGCGCTTCATCCAGTACGGCGTCGACATGTCCGGCTACTTCACGTGAGCGCCGACCCGGAAATCCCCGACGACGATTCCGAGGAAGTAGACCTAGACCTGGATCTCGTGGGTGATTCGCTGCGCGAGGAAAGGGTCGGCAAGCCTACGACCGTGCGAATTGATGGAGTAGTCGTCCATGTTCAGCACGCGGCTGCCTGGTCAAGCTCGGCCATGCGTGCCGCTGGCGTCGGCAACTGGGAGGAATGGGCGGAAGCCGTAATTGGCGACAAGGAGGAATTCGCCCACTGGCTCGACGCCGACCTAGAGAACTGGCAGATCGAGGCGATATTCCAGGCATGCGGCCGAAAGGCCAGAATCAACATGGGAAAATCACCTCGTCCTGGTGGCTCACGCAAACGTACCCGGAAGAAATAGAAGCCGACCTCCAGCGCTATTACGGCACGGATATTCGTCAGCTTGGCGACGGGCTGTCGTGGCGTCGGCTGCTGGTTCTCGTCAATGCACTGCCACCGGAGAGTGCGACTATGACGGCGATCAGAAATGACACGCCGGATGAAGCGCTGGACGAAATGGAAATGCATCCGGAGCTAGCACAGTGGAGCGGGATAGAGGGCTTGCTGGCGCTGCTCGTAGATGAGATGCGGAACCTGACCTGGAGCTTCCTGCAAAGCCGCACAGAAGAGAGGCTGCCGCGGCCAGAGCCGCTGCCGCGGCCAGGGCTTAAATCGCGTCCTCGTGGCCGTGGTCGTCGCCTGGAAGACATGCAGCGGCTAGACCCGCGGCTGCGCGGGCTGTCGCCGGCCGAAGCACAGCAGAAGATATTCGAGCTGACAGGACATAGCTATGGCTGATGAGATTTTCGTAGGCTCGGTGGCCGTAGGCGTAGTCCCTGATGCGCGTAACTGGAACAATGACCTGCGACGGCAGCTCGTGCCCGAGGCAGATAGAATCGGCAACGAATACGGCAGCCGATTGTCCAAGGGCATTGTCGACGAGATGGGTCGCAAGAAAGCCGACTACGCAAAGGAAGGAGAGAAATCCGGCGGAGCATTCGCCGACACGTTCAAGAAGCGCATTGAAGCAGCCATCAAGTCTATTCCTAAGGTGAAGCTTGACGGCGACTCTTCTGAGGCGGATAAGAAGCTACAGGAAATCCGTCGCAAGATGGAGGAACTGAGCAAGAAGAAAATCAATGTGGATATGTCGGCCAAGGATGCGATGGCCGAGCTGAAAGTGCTGGACGGGGAGCTGGATAAGCTACAGCACAAATCCAAGAACATTGAGCTGAAGTTCAATACCAAAGAGGCAAAGGCTCAGCTTGCCTTGCTGCGCGGAGAAGTGGCTGCCGCTGGCGGCAGCGGACGCGGCGGAATACTGGGCAGCATCGGCGGTCTGTTCGGTCTCGGCGGCGATGCTGGTGCCAGCGGCGCGAAGGCTGGCGGCGGAGTAGCATCCTCATCGCCGTATGCAGCCGCGGGCATTGCAGGCGGAGTAATAGCTGCGGCACCATTCATCGGGCAAGCCGTTTCCGCTGCTGTCGTCGGCGGGCTCGGCACTGCGCTCGCCGGCATCGGCATAGCTGGCGCGTTCGGCCTCGGTACTTCTACCGGCGGACCGCAGAAGGTAGCAGCATCGCAGCAAGCGCTGACGCAATCAAAGCAGAAAGAGGCTATTGCGCAGCAGCACCTGAATGATTTGCAGAAGAGCGGAAAGGCGACTACTCAGCAACTGGCGCAGGCGCATCTAGCGCTATCGTCTGCTCAGGCTCAGGTCTCTGCTAATCAGACGAAACTGTCGGCTGCCCAGAAGGAGAACATTAATCAGACTAGCAAGCAGCAGCTAGAGGTTCGGAAGGCATTCACTGACCTGAAGAACCAGGCTGTAACAAGCCTTTCCTCTATCGGTGTCTCGTTTATTCCGGTACTGAAATCAATTGCCTCGACTGCCAGCGGCGTGCTCAAGACGATGACGCCGGTATTCAAGGGAGTTATCGCTGCCATCTCGGGACCATTCAAGCTATTCGTCGACACGATTCTGAAGGCATTCACGCAGCCCGCGGTCCAGTATTCTATTGAGGCGATCGGCGGGGCTTTCATTGCTTTGCTGAATGCGTTCACGCCGATGATCCCCGGCATCATGCAGGATTTCGCCAATGCGATAACACAGATAGCGACAGTTGTCTCGCAGCATCCGCAGGACTTTGCTAATTTCGTCAAGTTCATATTCGAGCTCGGCGTCTGGGCTCTTAAGGCTATTGCCTGGCTGTCCGAAATTGCAGTGTGGATCCAGGACCACTGGGACATCATCAAGTGGATCGTGTTCCCGGTAATCCTGGCTGTCATGTACGTGGTGCAGCATTTCGGGGCATTGAAGAAGGGAA